ATCGACAGCCTGCTTGAAGACACAAGGCTGGTGCCCTGTTTGGCCGAAGCCGCGTTTCAAAACGCCGTGCTGACCCTGACATTGGTCGGCGTGAAAGCCTTGCAAGCCAACTCCAACAACCCCAACCACACACCTCAACCATTCAGAAAGGCCAGCCATGACCAGCATGTCCATCACCATTGAACGCACTGCAACTGCCATCCTATTCAATGGCCAAAAGATCCAGGTCGAGCAACTCGGCATCCGCCTGCCATTTGCACGCAAGCCTGCAGACCTCAATGACATGTCCACGTGCGGCTCAGACATCGTCTACATCACCGAAACACGATCCATGACACCCGAGGAGTTTGATTCCTTCGCCTCCAATATGCTGGCATCGCACGACTGGCTGGCCAGCAAAGGAGGCTACGCTGGCCTGGGACGTTTGTGCGTCGAGATCCAGGCACCCGGTCGACCGCTTCTTTATGTGGATCCGTCAGGATCGAACTACGGGCGTTACGTCGCACGCCTAGGCTAGCTGCGACTCCCTATTTGATTGGCTTCGATTGAAGCCAAGCCTCCCAGGCCTTGAGCATGCCCTTGGCCAGACGTAGCAGCTGTTGGTGCAATTCAAGTGTGGCCTTGTCCATCAGAGAGCCTCCATCAGTTGGGTGTCCAGAACATCGCGCAAGGCCAGTGCCAAGTCGCGATCGCGTTTCATGATCGAACGTGCCAGGCTGACTGCGCCATCGTGCACATCGCGGTACTCGATGGTGAGTCTCAAATGTGCGGTGGCTTTGCGTGCGCTGACGGCTTCACCTTTGCGTGCCCGTGCAATCAGCGCCTGCCGCTCGTTCGCTGGCAGTGTCTTGAGGGCGTCCAATTCCACCCCTTTGTCCAGGCTGGTTCCGCTCACTGCCTGCAAGTCATCGCCTAGGGCGTCGGCACGAGCGAGGTGACGGTTGATGTCGCGCTTGCTCTCACCTGTTGTATTCGCCGTATCTGCAGCAAACTGTTGCAAATGTTGCGACCCAGCCTTTCGACCATCTGCAAGGCTGGTGGGACAATTTGTCCCACCGGTCTCGGGGTTCAACGCCTCCCAGATCTGCTTCCTGCGTTTGATCGCCGCCGCGCGCTGGGCAGCACTCAGTTCCGCGCGGCACAGGTTCTCATCAATCTCGATCAACTCGGTTTCGAGATAGCTGACGTTTGGCATCACCGTGGCGTCAATCTCGGACATCCCCAAGCGACGACAGGCCTCGAAGCGGTGATGTCCAGCCACGATGCGCCAACCGTCACAAAGTACGCCTCGATTGATCTTGGCCTGCATGACGATGATCGGTTGCAGCAAGCCCAGCCGCTCGATGCTGTGCATCAGCGATTCGACCGTCAATTCCGACAGTTCCCGCGCATAGTCAGCAGGCGCAATGCGTTCCAGTGGAATGTTCATGCCTGGTTCCCCTTGGCCAGCGGTGTGCCCCAAATCACAATGGGCGCACCCTCGGTGCAGCGGATCATCTTCATGCGCGTGCCTTCGCACCAGCGCGTCCAGGCCAGCGCCGTCATCTGGATGCCCTGGCGCAGGTTGCCCACGTTCAGTGCGCGGTTGAGCAACTCCCACATCAAGCGTTGACGCGGATCGTCCTTGGTCAGTGCTCCCGCATCAATAACGCCACGCCAGAATTCCTGCGCCCGTGCGGGTTGGTGGCGCAACACGTACAAGGCCACGGCCATAACGCCTGCACCATACAGGGGTTGTTTCAAAGCACGCTCGGCGCCTGCGACCATTGATTCGTACATCACCGCTTGCGGCGTCCAAAAGGGCAGCAAATCGATGCGCGTCTCCACGCTGCGTGCGGCGGCAGACTTTTCTTGATTGCTGCGCGCGTGCTCCATGTTGTTCATGAGGATTGGCAAGGCCCGAAACAGGCAGCGCACCGTTTCGCGCTTGAGGCCCGTTTCCTCCACGGCACCCAATCCATCTAGCATCTCCTGCTGTGTGCGGATGTACTCTGGACGATCAAACCCGGCGTAGATGCGCCGCGCTTCGTGCTCATCTTCTGCGTACATATGGTTGACGCGCACATCAATGGGCACACCACTTTGTGCGATGGCCTCCATGCGGTGCTGACCATCGGCCAACCACAGGGTGCCATCCGGCAGGCTGACCACGGTGATCGGGTACTGCGAGTTCCAGGTCCCTTTGCGAATGCGCGACAGGTGCTCGCTCACCCGAAAGGGTTTGCGCTTGCGTTGGCCCGGGAAATTCATTTCATCCAGGACGCGCTGCGCCAGACCCGGGGCCAGAGTGATCACACCATCGGCGGCTTTGGCCAACTTCGACAGAAGGATGGCTGCCATGGTGTGTTTAGAAGGATTGACCGGTATCTGCGCCTGTATGCGCCCCGGTGTGGGCAACAGGGAAACCGTGTGGTTGTCGGAGATGGAGGCTCGGTGAGCGTGCATGTGCGTGATTCCTATGCAAAGTTGTCGGCCAGGGTGAAGCACACGCTTTGGCCAGGAGCATGCGCCGAATGTCAGAAATTCAAGGGTTTGGGGAATTCAGGTTTTTGCGATGGCGCACCGTCTGAGGCGTTCAAGGCTTCAAGGGTGGAGCAATCGATCAGGGACATCACTGCGTGACAGCGTCCTCCGCCACGACTTCATTGGCCACCGGTGCATCTGCCCGTGTAGCCTTCTTGCCAGTGTGCTGTTCCCACCTGGTAACAATGACATCAACGTACTTGGGGTCCAGCTCAATCATGAAGCAGCGACGTCCCGTCTTCTCTGCTGCGATCAACGTTGAGCCGGAACCACCGAAAAGGTCGATGACGATGTCACGGGTCTTGGACGAATTGCGAATCGCACGCTCCACCAACTCGACGGGCTTCATGGTGTTGTGCGACATGCCGATGCGCGTTTGAAACGTGGGACTGGCCTTTACTGACAAATTCCATACCAACCCCGAGTAATCTCTTCGCTTGACGGCGCTTACGCTTCTCAGAACGAAGCTGTACGACTTTCTTGACATGGCAGGGTCGGCAGCCCCATCCGTAGGGATGGCCTCTTGCGCTGAAATACCAGTGTTCGGAAGTGAGCGGCTTGAGTGTCCCGCAGGCACTGCAAAGCTTCCACGTAACGCCATCTCGCAACTCACAACCGGAGTGAATCCGCTTGTGTTCAAGGTGGGTGACAAGTTGCAGGTTTGAAATGTGATTGTTCTGCTTGTTGTGGTCGACGTGATGGATGCAATGCCCATCTGGGATGGCACCAAAGTTTCGTTCCCACACGACGTCGTGTTCCATTCGCAGTCGATTGCCATGCCATCTTCTGACGTAGCCTTTGCTGGTGAGCATATCTCGTCTCCCTCGATGATTTGTGAAGCCTCAATCCAGGCTAAATTGCCGTCACGCAAAACGAGGAAGGGGTGATTGCCGGTCGCATCGACCGCGCTATCGACACCCATGACGGAAAGCCGAAATACGCTTGTCTCAGCGAAATGATTCGAAACGAATTCAACCGGGCGAAACATGCCGTCGGCGGCCAGGACGTGGTCACCGACGAGCAACGATTCGATGACTCGCCAACCGTTCTCCGTCAAAACCTCTGATCCAGGACACAGGCAAGGATGCAGATCGTTCTTGGCGGGCTTGTTGAAGTTCCACACGTCGGACTGATCGCGATCGCCGCACCAGAAGTGATCGGTGCCGTCACGCCAGCCGTACAGGATCGGCTCGTACTGACGCTGGTAGTCGGCGCGCCCCAAGGTGAACGTGTTCTTGGCCCAGATGATGAAGGTGGACCACTTGCCACCAGCATCCAGCCAGGCACGCTGCAGCGTGTGCAGCTCGGATGAGCTCATGGCGACGTAGCAGGCACCCTTGGTGACCAGCAACAGGTTCACGCAGGCGTCGTAGAGGAACTGGTAGAACTGATCACCCAAGGCGTCGTTCATGATGCGACGATCTTTGCCCCGCATCTTGTCCTTGGCATTGTTGCCATAGTCCACGTTGTAGGGTGGATCCATGAAACTCATGTCCGCCAACTGACCGTCCATCAGCTTTTCGACATCGGCCAGCATCGTGGAGTCGCCACATAGCACCCGGTGCTCACCCAAAATCCACAAATCACCTCGCTTGGACACCGGTTCCTCGGGAACCTCAGGCACCGCATCATCGTCGGTCAGACCGGCGTTTTCGTCGGCACCCAGCAGAACATCAAGTTCCATGTCTGTAAAGCCAATCAGGTCCAGATCGAAGTCCAGGTCAGCAAGTTCGGACAACTCAAGCTTCAGCAATTCCTCGTCCCATCCGGCGTTCAGCGCCAGGCGGTTGTCAGCCAGGATGTAGGCCTTCTTTTGCTGCGGCGACAGGTGCGACAGCTCGATGACTGGCACCTCTTTCAAGCCCAGCTTGCGCGCAGCGGCCAAACGTCCGTGGCCAGCCAGGATGCCGTTGTCGCCATCGACAAGCAGCGGGCTTGTGAAACCAAATTCCTTGATGGACGCGGCAATCTGGGCCACCTGCTCATCGCTGTGAGTTCTGGCGTTGTTGACGTACGGAACCAGCGACTCGATGGGAGTCATTCGGATTTCTGGGTGATTCATGAGATTCGTAAAATCGTGTTCACAACGACAAGAGACAAGCCGTGCAAATCAAAATCAAGAGCGGGATCGTGGCCCGCAAGTTTTCAAAGAAGAAGTCCAATCACGAGGACGATTTCGTTCCTCTGTTGGAGGGCATCTACACGCTCGGCCCGGAGCTGGACGGGCGAGTGCAATTGCTGCGTGGGGGCAAGGCCTCAGTGTTTCTGGAAGCCCAGAAGTACCAGACCCACATCGCCTCAGGCGAAATTGAAGTGGCCGCGTGAAGCAGCGCAAGAAGAAACGCCTGGCGCGCCGCAACCCAGTGGTACGCGAGATGCTGACCAGCCCGAAGCGAAACGCCGGTCGGCACAAGAAATCGAAGATGCTGACTGAGCGCGATCAACGGCGGCTGCAAGAACGCTGAGCGTCAACAAGAAGCCCACCGGGGATTGCTCCACGGTGGGCATCTGCAGGTTCATCATGAAAGGAGTTTTGTCGGCCCGTTTAAGACCAACGTGATGATGCTATTCGTGTTGATGAAATTGCCAATCAGGGGTTTCCACATCCGGCAAAAAAGAAGCCCGCCAAGCCTTGAGCCTCGGCGGGCCACTCAACAAACTGAAGCCCTCACCACAGTCACACCTCTCGCGACCGTAGCCAAAATGTACCGCGATTTCCCCAAAAACGCGACACCCTGTTTTGGCCTCAAACTGCTCATTTGTTCGCACCAAACATCACGCTTTCGCACCCTCTCGCAACGTCTATCAACGCGCCTCAGAAATAGTCCCCACAATCGTTGCCAGAGCGCTATCCCAGCGACGTTGGGCGGTTCGCGGAGCCACCCCAAAGCGCTTGCCGATGTCGTACCAACGCCAGCGCTCGGCTCGCATCCACACCAGTTTTCGCTGCTCCACGCCCAGGCACTGCACCCAGCGCATCGCCTCAAGCATGCGGTCGACCTCGCTGGGCGTCGGTGGGAAGCGGTACACAGGAGCATCGTCACTGGCCATGCGTTCGTACTCCGATCGTGCAAACGCAGGCCACACGTTGAAGTAGCCCTGCACTCGCACCGGCGGCAGACGGTGGGCCGTACGCGCGGCCTCACCCAGCCGGTTTGCCACATCCTCGGTGGTCCACTGCGCCACCGTCTTCAGCTTCGTAGTCGCAGTCATCTCACACCTCCGCCTCATGCGTCTCTTGCGTCTCAACGGCCCAGTGCAACAACGCCAGGGCATCTGCCTGGTTGTCATCGACCACATCGTGACCGCGTGAACGCATGGCAGCGATTACCTCGGTCTTGCCAGCGTTGCCCTTGCCTGTGGCGTGCTTTTTGATCGTGCCCACGGGCACACCTTGGTACGGGATGTTGTGGTGCTCGCACCAGCTGGTGAGCGTGGCCAACAGACCGCCGTACACGTGGGCGGCGTCCACCCCAGCGTGACGCCTGACCTCCTCGAAGTACACGGCTTGGATGTCACCGACCGCCTGATGCAGCTCGGACAGCCAACGCTTGAATCGCAGGTAGCGCATGCCACCGCCCTCGAAGCGCTGAGGCCTGAACGACTGCGTGCCGCTGTTGATGAGGCCATCGCGATCGCGCAGGGCCCAACCTGTCTGGGTGCCCAGGTCCAGCGCGAGGATCGTTTGATCAGCCATAGCGACCTCCTCGACTCGATGTCTTTTTCATAACTACACCCTTGCCAGCTTTGCGGTGTTTTGTGCAGCGCCGAGTGAGGTACTTGGTGCACAGTGCCGACGTGGTCGTGAATGCCACCCCACACTCCGGGCAGTGTGTCTTCCAAGTCAAGATGACCGACAACTCACCTTTGCGATTGCGGTGAGGGGCCGACCCGATCAGCTTGTACTCTTGGCCCCGGTAGTCGATGGTCTTGCCAGCCATGGGCACGACACGAAACTTGAGTGCGTGCATCTCAGTACCCCCAACCAGACAACCACACCAAACCGGCCCAACGCAAAAACCTCGAGCGCGGTCGAGAGAACCAACTGAGTGACGCAAGGAGCGTCAGTTGGTTCTCATACCAAAGGTATGAGGGGGTCTGTGTACAAACTGAAATCAGACCATAAGCTTTTGATTTGATTGAACATTCAGGGGTCCAGAGGTCAGTTTGAAACCAGTTTGCACTGCGAACTGAGCTTTTCCGTAAGTACTTGTTTTTGAATGAAATAAATTTGCAATCTGATTTCAGTTTGCAGCGAACTGGCTCAGTTTGCAAAAATATCTCGAGCTGTTTTTCAACGATTTTCATGCGTCAATCTCCTCGTGATAGATCCATGTTTGGGGGTCCTCGACCGTCAATACGGCACCGGTTTGAGGACACTTGTAGTGGGTTGGAAGGACGTGCATGGACACGGGCGGCCCGTCACCTTTGAGGTTCAGAACCATGTCCTCAACGCACATGCAACCAAACTTGCTGCGCCCCAGTGGTGGCAATCCATAGTCCTGTGGGTTGCGAAAGAACTTGATGTAGCCCTTGGTCGCCTGCACCGACAACCGCTCCGTAATCGTCCTGTTGCCGCCCAGCCCCACCTTGCCTTCAAAGGCCTCGGCGAATTGATTGGCGGTGTAGATGCGACCGGCTGCGGCCTCATCAAAGATCAGTTGCTGGATGACATCGCGCTTGCGCCGACGCTCAGCATCGAGCTTTTCACCCAGCTCCTGATTGACCAGCCGTTGCGCCGCCTTGACCTCCTGCCACTCGCCCTTGACCTTGTCCACATACATGTTGGGTAGCGCCGGTCCGTTGCGCAGCTCGTAGATGAGTTCACGCGTGGTGCGGCTCTCATCGGGCCGGTAGAGCAACATGCCAGTGCTGTAAAACCCACGCAAGCTGGAAGCACCTGAGAAGGCCTGAAACGGGTCCTCCTCGAACATCTTCTTGGTCAGCTTCCTGGTGTGGTGGGCCAGGATCACACCGGCGTTCGGGTTGACCATTTGACGCAGTTTTTCGATGCGGTTTTTCAGGAAGAACAACATCGCGCCGTTGTCGTTTTCGCCACCGATGTCGCCGCCATCGAACACGTTGCGAATCGGGTCGACCACGATTACGTCCGGCAGCTCCCCATCAAAGCACTGCTTCATCGCCTCGATCACAAGTGCCAGGCCGTCATCGTCCAGAATCATGTTCAGCTGCGGCGTGGCGACAAAGTTCTTGCGCGCATCAGCCATGCGGTGGGCAGGCAGCTTGATGGCTTTGAGGCGCTCGCGCAGGTAGTGGTACTGCACCTCAGACTGCAGGTAGAACACGCGCAAAGGGCGAGATGGCAGCAGACCCAGGAACTTGGCGCCAGCAGAGGCATGCACCAGCCAGGACAGCAGGAAGTCGCTCTTGCCCACCTTGGGCGCGCCGCCAAAGACCAAGAGGCCGCCGGGCGTGAGCACGCGTGGGGCAATCAGATCTTCTGGTGGCTCACTGTCGTCATCCAGAAACTCACCCAAGGTGTAGGTGGGCAGTTCGCTGGCGGCCAGCTTGATTTCATGACGGTTGGCAGTCTGCAAGAATGCAACGCAATCCATGCCTTGAGCAACCGCGTCAGCCGCGTCCCACTTTTCGTCCCTGTCCTCTGGAGGCAGCACAATGGCCACGGACAGGCACCCGGCTTTCACACAGGCTTGTGCTGCGTTTTGCGCATACTCCCAGCCTGGTGCATCCTTGTCTGGCCAGATCAGAACGTGTCGACCTTTGAGTGGAGACCAGTCGGTCTTGTCGATGGGCGCCTTGGCGCCGTTCATCGCAGTGGTCGCGACAATGCCTTGTGAGATCAGTGCACTGGCGGCTTTTTCACCTTCGACCAAGACAACGTGATTGCTCTTGTAGATGGCAGGCTGGTTGAACAGCGGACGCGGGCTTGGTGCACGCCACATCCGAGCCCTGACATCCCATGGACGGTATTCCTTGCCAGTGGGTGGCTCGTAGCGGTACACGACGACAATCAAGTTGCCGTGCTGGTCGTGGTAATCCCATTTGGCCGTGTACGGCCCCAACTCATCCACAGCGTGGCCTGATGGTTGACGCGTTGAAGCATTTGTGGCGGTGTGAGAAGCGCCAACCGGCGGCGTGGTGGGCAGCCCCAACCACTGACGCATGTCGTCCAGCAAAGCGGGGAAATCACTGCGACTGCTCCAACCACGCACCGATGCCCACAAATCCATGACATCGCCACCGTCTTCACTGGCAAAGTCTTTCCACAGGCCACGGCGCTCGCCCTCCAGCTCAACCACCAAGCTGCGCCCGGGATTGCCAAACACATCACCAATGTGAAACTTGCCTGCTTTGACCTTGCCATCGGGGAACAAGTGTGCGAGCACGCCTTCCAGTCGATCGATCAACGAAGCGCGAATGGCGTCCTTGCCATCCAGTTTAGGCCGCTGGTCCTTGGCGTCGTTGAAGTCCAGCCACACAACGTTGTCGCTCATGTCGCCTCCTTCCAGCAACGGTCCTGCCAGGAGCAGAAGCGGCACTCGAAATGTGTGGGCGTGGTGGTGTGACGCGGCAATGTGTCACCAGCTTCGCTGGCGCTGATCACGCGCACGGCTCGGTCCGACATCGCTTGCGCAAGTGCTGCGTCAAAGGGAACGAGCTCACACCAGATTTCCTGGGTGTCCTTGTTGATTGCGGTGAACAGCGCAGGGGCCGCACTGATGCCAGGAATCGAGGCTTCCATGTACGCCTGGTAGATGGCGATCTGCGCGGCATAAACAGGCTTGGAGACGGTCACGCCTCTTTTGACGGTGTCACGCCATGACTTGTCATTCATCGTCTTGCATTCCCACAGAGCTGGAAACTTCATATCCAACTCCGCGGGTGCTGCATTGATGATGCCGTCCACATGGCCCTGGATACGACCGCGTGCCACGCTAAAGCCAAACTGGCCACCCTGGGCTTTGCGAGCGAACAATTCGAACCCGGCCAAGCGCAGCCAGCGAATAGCAAGGTCTTCCAGCGTATGGCCAACCTCAAAGATGCGCATCAAACGACCATCAAAGTCACGTCCCTCATCTTTGGACGCGTGCAGATATTCGTACTGCAGCGCACGCTCGCAGGCCACGCCCAGGCGGGAAGCGCCCAGGTAGTCGCGCGGGGTTTGTTCGCCTCGCTCAGCAACCAGTGCGGCGTCGACCAGACCGCTGACTTGCTCATGAAACTTGGGTCGGTGATTGAAGTCCAGCATCACTGTGGTCCTCCAAACACGGACACATCTTGAGCGGGGACGCCGTCGTCGAAGAAGCCCTCGAAGAACGCCCGATCACGTTTGGCCAGTTCTTCGTGCTCCTGGACCATGCGCTGCTGATAAGCGTTCACGGTCACGCTGATGAGGCCCACGATTTCATCGCGGCTGTAATCGGCAAGAGGCCGCTGCATGCCAATCAGCGCCACATAGTCGCCCAGTGGCTGCAGACAGCCGAGGACGGCCCGTTGTTCCATTTCGTTGCGTGGGAACTCACGCCCTTGAGTTTTGTTCATGATTTTTGAAAACACTTCCTGACACTTTCGCGAGCAAAAGATCCAGCGATAGCTGTAACGGTGCCGATTGGGGTTCTTGTTGCTGCGAGGGATAAATGGGTTGAACCAGCCCAGGCCGCCTGCCTTTCGGTGGCACACGGCGCAGCTCACGCGGCCTCCTTGAATTTGTCGTTCGCCGCCATGACCAGTCGCTGAATCGCCCCGCGGTTGAACCTGAAGGAGAGCAGCGCCGAGGCCCGATAGCGCGTCATGCCGTAGTCACATCGCAACTCCTGCGGCAGGTATTCGAGCTGCTTCGGTGTGGGCGGCTGGTTGAGCCAGCGGCGGGTCTTGTGGGCCGAGTCGGCGCTCTCGTGCTCGTTGAGCCAATCGTCTGCCTGCGCCATGCACACGGTGCGCTCGCCCACACCCAAGAGCTTCGTGCCCACCTCCTTGGCGCCACCCACGGCAAACCAGCGACCGGCCAGGAAGAACACGCCACCCCAGGCCTTGAAACCCGTGGCCATGAGCGCGTCGTCGTTGCCAAACAAGTCGCACCAGCGAAAGTTGCTGCGCTTGAGCAAATCGATCTCGCTCATCACGAAGTCGGCAAGAACACCTTTCGGGGGTCGATCTGGCTCATGTTCATCGTCGCTGAAGTCTGCCTCCCACCTGTGACCGCACAGCGGGCACTCCATGATTGGCGCAGGCACCTCGGCCTCACACTGCGGGCAAATCTTGGTGGGTGCCTCACCGGTCGTGAGTTTGCCGTCCAGATTGACCTCCTGCTCCAACGATCCGTGCATCAGACTGGCCGTGCCAAAGTCGAGCACGATGCAGTCGGTCTTGATGACATCGGGGTGTTCATCGGGATCAACGATGCGAAGTCCTCTGCCCACCATCTGGATGAAGGTGGACTTGTAGGAGCTCGGTCGCAGCAGCACCACGCAACTGGTGGGGGTGTAGTCATAGCCTTCGGTGAGCACGGCCACGTTGACAATGACTTGCGCGACACCAGACTCATATGCAGCAAGGGCGGCCTCTCGCTCGTGCAGTGACATCTCACCGTGAACGATCACCGCATCAATGCCTGCCTGAACGAAGGCCTGGCACACGTTGAAAGCGTGCTCGACCGTGGAGCAAAACACGATAGTTTTGCGGTTTTGTGCCTTGTCCTTCCAGTGTTTGATGACCTCATCGGTGATCGCTTGGCGGTTCATGATGGCGGCGACCTGGTCCATGTCAAAGTCCTGCGCGGTCTTGCGCACGTGGTTCAGCGCATCCCTCACCCCCAGGTCCACGACAAAGGTGCGGGGTGAAACCAGGTGACCCGAGGCAATCATTTCGCCCAGGGTGATCTGATCGGCTACGTTGCTGAACACCTCGCGAAGCCCTTTGCCGTCACCGCGGTTGGGTGTCGCGGTCAGCCCAAAGATCGCCGCTTCGCTGTTGCGCTCTTTCACCGCGTTGATCACCATTCGGTAGGTCGGTGAGTAGGCATGGTGAGCCTCATCAATCACCAGCAAATCCACCTTGGGCATGGTCTCCAGGTTGGAGTGGCGCGAGAGCGTTTGCACCATCGCAAAGGTCGCCTGACCGTCCCAGGATTTTTCGTTGGCGTCGAACACGGACGTGGACACGCCCGGGTTGATGCGCTCGAACTTGGCGCGGTTCTGCCCGGTGAGCTCCGTGCGGTGCGCCAGGACGCAAGCCTTGGCATCTTCTCGTCCGTGCGTCAGCAGTTCACCCGAGACGGCCGAGAGCATGATGGTCTTGCCCGAGTTGTGGGTGACCGTGAAGTCGCCCATCAGGTAGCGACCGTCGCCGTCCAGCGTGAAGCCAAAATACTCACCTACACCAACTGGGCGCACCGTAAAGCCTGTGCGTGCGACATGCTTGACGCGCTCACGGTACACCTCCAATCTGCGTTGCACGCGGGAGGGAACCTGCGAGAAGTCACCACTGATTTTGGCGTGCCACCAAGTCACACCGTCAACTTCAACCACGCGCTCTTCGACGACAAAACCCAGACTGCGTGCCACAAAGGCAAGATCGGTAGCAAATTGCCTGGACGGACTGCGGTAGTCAATGCCGCGGCCACGCCGTCCGCAATAGCCATCGGTATCGAGCACTCCAGCCAGAAGTTGCAGACGCACCTCACGCGAGCCAAGCTTGTATGCGTCGGGGATGAGCATGGTGTTCGCAGCCCTCCCATTCACACGCAAAACGCGCAGGATCACGGGCAACTCGCTTCGCTTGACTCTGTACGACGCAAAGCGATAGCGGTTGGTCAATTCGCCGTATCGGGAATACCCAAACTCCTTCTCGCGGTGCACACGCAGGTCAAAACGCTCTGCCTGCATGTACAGCGACTCGACAACCTCAGTCTCTGTGGCCGTGACCCGAATGTCGTCCGAGAAGTCACCGCCGCCGAGCAAGACGCCAACAAAGTGTGGGTCCACATCAGGCCTTGCCCGAACAGGGAAATCCACGGCCACGCGAATCAACTTGTGTAAATGCCGAAACGTGTGCGAGCACGCAAAGTAGTTGCGCAGCGAAATATCAATGAACTCGTCTTGCGAACCATGCCCGCCATCCACGGACCGCACCAGCGTGAGCACGTGATCGGCGTTGACGATGAACGGCTCTCCCTTCAAGGGTCGAATCTCGAACATCTGATCTCGACCATGTATCAGGCGGTGCACACGTCTGGGCCGACTGTCAGGCCCCATCAGCTTGTCGCCGACAACGATGTCTTGCACAGGCTTGATGGAGCCGTCGTGCATGAGGATTGGCGTATCCGGCGCATGACACCCGGTGGGCGCCACCGCCAGTGTGTTGCCGTGCTCATGCAGTGCTGTGATGCAGCGCTGCACAAGCGCGGACTGTCGGGGTCTGAGAATCATCTGGCCGCCCCCGCTTGCGCTGAAGGCTGATGAGTCCTTGCGTACCCTTGTTTTTGCAGCAACGACAAGGGTTTGAGCGCGACCAAGCAGCATTTGGTCCGGGCTTGCGTACCCTTGTCGCCATGAAACGGCCCTGAAGACTTCTTCAAGCACGACAAGGGGTTGAGCGCGATTGAGCGCTGAAATCGGGCAAATCGGCCACCCTGACCAAAGCCAGGGTCAACCAGATGCCCGACCTCATTGCTCAAGGCAGTGAGGACGGATGTGTTCATGACTTTTCCCTCACTGCGCCCAGCTGGGCAGGCCCGATGCGGTACCGCGTACGGCCGCCGGTGCCGCTTGAGCTTGTTCTCGAGCGCTGGCTTGCGCATAACCGTTGAACGACGGCTGCGCTGGCGCAGGTGCACTGGCGGACGCCGCCACGCCCACGCCAGTCGCATTAGCTGCCACATTACCCGCCACATTCCCGCCAGCATTGACCAGCTCACCACGCAGCGCCGCGTACGCCTTGTGATCTGGCGTGACCGCGGACTTGACCACACACTTGTCGTTGCCGTCCTGGTCGCTCTCCCAATCCACCTTGGCGATGAACTCGATGCCCTCCAGATCAGCAAAGCCGCTGATGCGTCGGGCGTTTTGCGCGGAGGCGCTTTCGTCCGACGGATGTACACCGCGTGCCGAGTTCAGAATGGCTTTGAGGAAAGTGCGCCCCATGTTGGTCCACTCGATGCCTTTGGCGCTGTACAGACCGATGTTTGACCACAGCTTGCGTTTGGCAAACGGTCCGGCGGTGACGACGAACTCACAGCTCAGGTAGACAGAACCAGTCTTGTTGCTGCGTGTGGCGTACCCACCGGTCCAACCCTGGGAGGCGTCATCAAAACCACCGGGTTTGATGGTCATGCGAACCGGCACGGTGGTGCCCTTGGGGATCAAGTCAAAGCTTGTTTGCTCGGCGGCGGAGTTGAAATCGAAATAGTTCATGATCAGTTGTCCTTCAGGTCTTTGTTGGGGTGTTGGGTGGTGCTGTTTGCAACGGCGTCGCTGAACGTGGTGGTCTCTTCAAAAACCAAGCGTTCGGATGCAGGGCGCACGGGTCCGGCGATCTTTTTCATGAGACGGCCGAGGTTGGGCTCTTCAATTGCATCCAACCGCCCGGAGCGGTCCTTGGCCGGATAGCCCCACTGGTTCAGCGTGTGGCAGACAAACACGCGGCGGCTGTTGCCCTCCTCGTCCTTGACCTCGGCCAGCGTGATGACCTCGTCCACAATGCCGGGCAGTTCAAGTCCCGTCTTGGAGCCATCGATCTGCAGTGAGAAGACCCGACGGTTGAAGTCGTCCAGCGCCTCATTGAGAATCCCAACGAACCAGACGTTCTTCCTTCGGGTGTGCTGCAAGTGCGTGAGCCAGGCGATCATTTCCTGCCCCATCAGGCCGTAGGCACCGCGGTTGTCGGGCTTGCCGGTCTTCTCCGAGTACGCCTGCGGTTGCCCCTTGCACCATTGCAGGCACAGACGGCCAGCGACGGTGATGGAGTCCACAAAGACCGTGTCGTACTTGTCCAGCACCGCCGGATCGCCAAAGCGCTGGCACACCGCCTGGTAGTGCGCCTCGCTGTAGGGCTGGTCGTCCCGAAGCGCCGGGTTGGGCCCGCCAATGAACACCGCAAAATCACGGCACTCCTGCCAGGTGCGAGGGCGGATGGTGTCGCCACCATAGCCTTCGACAGCCAAATCTCCAGCCTCCAGGTCTTTGAACAAGGTTCTGACCGGATCCAGCGTCCACAATTGCGAGGTCTTGCCAATTCCGGATTTACCCACCAGGACGCCCTTGACGCCACGGGGTTCTGCCAGCCTTTGGTCTGCTGTGATGATGGGCAAGCTCATGACAAGCTCCCTTCGCACTTCAGTTCCGACGCGGTAATCAGCGCCCACTCAAGGCCTTCGGACTCATCATCAGTTGCGCTACGTGCGTAGTCGTACAGCTCGCGCAACGCATACAGCTTGAGGTTAAGCGAGATGGTTTGATCCACGATTGCATTTGCTGCCAGACGCAGGTCTTCAAACGTAGCTTCTTCAAGATTGAAGACTTCATCGCGCTCGTTGGGTGAGTAACGGGCTGATAACACCAACTTGGCAGGCACGGATTTGCCAAAGCGCAATTGAGGGTGGTTGCGCACCAATTCCATGAACGCGCGGTGGTGATTGAATTCAGACATGACTTGTCTCCTGTGTGAGGGCCATGCGATAGCTGGCCTTACCGGTTTTGAGGGTGCGCGCGTCGTCAAACGCGGCTTTGAACGCCGAGGGCCAGGCCTTGTACTTGGCCTCGCTCACGTCGTACTTGACGTTGATGTACTCAGCGACGTCTTCGCCGCTGGCGTAGATGCGCTGGGCGATCTGAGCCAACTTCTTCTGGTCCCACTCGACCTTCTTGGGCAGATCGGCGGTGACAGCAATGGTGTCGTCCTGGAAGTGAATGACGCCGGTGTCCTTGCCCTCGGCCAGGCGCATCTCGTGAGCCAGTCGGCTGTACTTCATGTCCGTGGCCTGGTCCACCAAGGCGGTGATCGCCTTGGCCTTGGCCATCAGGTTGGCAGCCACTTCACGGGCCGCAAACAGCACCTCGGGATGTTCCTGCGCCAGGATGGACAGGGGGGTGTCCAGAAGCGAATCGGGGGTGATCTTGTTGATGCTGGTCATGCTGCACCCCCGACCAGCTTGCGCTCAGAAGTGCTGTAACGCAGGTTGCTTTCTTCGAAGTCGATAACGTCCTCGAACCGGTAGCGAACCTGGCCTTGCAGTTTGAGAAACACTGGGCCGATACCGTCGGACCGCCAGCGCTCCAAGGTGGCCTCACTGACGTCCCAGCGGTCCGCCAATTGCCGTTGATTGAGATGTTTGACACTCACGTTTTTCTCCTTTCAGTGGTTGCGAAAACGTGAGGCCAGTTTCAAATTGAGGGGGTGGGCAAAGGGGTGGGCAAAATGGACAAAAGGGGTGGGCAAATTTTGTAAATGCATGTCCAGCGCGCCAAAAATGCAAAAAATCCGGCACCAGATGGGCCCTGCAAACCGGAATCGCTGAAAACCTCGCGTCACCCAGCAGTGAATCGCCACCCCATGGGCAAAGGGGTGGGCAAAGGGGTGGGCAAAAACTCCTCACTCCTCATGTGGCTGGTGCCATGCGCATGGATACGAACAGTGGTTGCTGCCAAGACGCCGCCCCTATTCAAGGCATCTTTAATTGTTGCGAACGTTATTAAAGAGTGCTTTAATGTGACTCATTGAGTGAAAGCATGCTTTCAATGACCCGAATAACAGGCACCACCATCATTTCAACGACCCTGGGTGAGTCGGTGAAGGCGTTCGTACCGCTGCCATTGCCGCCAATTGATCCAGCACTGGACCATGGCGTCTTTTCCGAACTGAATCGGCAAGCGGAACTGGCGCTAGCTCGGTTGGCGGGGGTTTCCGGCTTGGTGCCATCGGTGGACTGGTTGCTGTACAGCGCCATTCGACGTGAAGCGTTGTTGACCTCACAGATCGAAGGCACGCAGGCCACGCTGACCGACTTGTTCAATGACGAAGCTGGTTTCAGCGTCAGCAACGTCGATGATGTCGAAGAGGTCACGAATTACGTTCGCGCATTTCGTTGGGTTCAGGAACAATTGCGCAGCCCGAAAGGCTTGCCCATCAGTATTCGCATGCTGCGCGAAGCTCACCGTTTGCTGCTAAACGGCGTACGAGGCGCAGGCAAGCAACCAGGGCAGTTACGCCAATCACAGAATTGGATCGGGGGCACCCGCCCAGGCAACGCCGTGTTTGTGCCACCGCCACCAGAACAGGTTCCTGAGTTGCTCGCGAAGGTGGAGCGATTCATTCACGACTCACGACCCAACTTGCCCCACCTGGTCAGGATCGCGCTCATCCACGCTCAGTTCGAAACCATCCACCCGTTCCTGGACGGCAACGGGCGCATTGGCCGTCTGCTGATTGCCGCACTGTTCGAGCATTGGGGATTACTGGCAGAACCACTGATGTACCTCAGCGGTTACCTGAAAAAACACCAGAGCGAATACTACCGACGTCTCTCGAGCATTCGCACAGACGGCGACTGGGAGGCCTGGGTGGCCTTCTTCCTGGAAGGTGTTGCCATCGCCGCCGCAGATGCAGAAAAGAACATCATTGCCGTGGCCAGCCTTGTTGCTGCGGACCGGCGCAAACTGCTGCAATCCACGAAAGCAAGTCCCGCAAGTTACCGGCTGTTTGAAATGCTGCCCATGATGCCGCGTCTGACCATTGAACGTGTCCGCCAACAACTTGATACCAGTTTTCCTACGGCAACCGTCGCGGTGCAAATTCTGGAAAACCTGGACATCGTGACCGAGGTGACCGGACACAAGAAGAACCGCATCTACAGCTACCAAGCGTATATCGATTTGCTCAGTCAGTAACTCAAATTGTCCGAAGGTTACACCTCCGCTTCCAAGAGATATTCTGGCCGAATCCAGTACCGCCCCTGTTGGTCTGATTGGACGAATGTGTCAAACACCGCCTTGCGCCGCTTCTTGATATCGGCGTATACGAAATTCGCCTTGATGCCTGTTGCTGCAGCGATCTGGCGCTTGGTCACCTCATCACCATCCGCGTCCAACAACACCAGCAAGAAATCAGCCTCCTGAGGCGAGAGTCGAACCTCCTGCCCATCCAACAAAGCCACCTGCTT